CATCGCCTTCGAGGAACGGGACATCCACGAAGGCGATGCCCTTGAACACGGCCTTGCCGTCGCTCCACGCGACATCGTTGCCGAGGTTCTCGTTCTGGTCTTCGAGGAGGTCTTCGATGGCGGCGAGGGTGCCGTCGTAGTTGCAGTAGAGGCCGTAGTCATCGCCCGTGTTGTAGGTGGGCATGTTCTCCACGACGCTCATAAACTTCGTCTTCTTCAGCGCCCGGCGGAGCTTCGTGATGAGATCGCTCTTGCTCACGTCGGTGTACTGCGTGGCGTAGTTCTTCCACTTCGAGTAGGTCGAAGGGTTGATGTTGCCGACCACGCTGAACCCGCTCGGCAGACCGCCGTTGAACCCGTCGTTGTTGGCGAGCGTCGCCGCCGTGTTGGACTTCACGATCCAGTACGGCAGGCTGAACGGAAGGGTGTTGTCCGAACTCGACGGGCTCGACCAGAACGTGCGCTCCCACTTCTCCACCGAGGATGCCTTGGCGGTGTCGCGGCGGGTCTTGAGGAGGCTGTAGAGCCGGTTCGGCTCGATGTTGGCGGCAAGTTCGCGCTTGTCCCAGTGGTACGAGAACTCGAAGTGCGTCCAGGGCACCTTGCCGCGAAGGTGCACATCGACCACCGCCGCCGTGTCCGTCGAGTACAACTCGGTGAACCGGGCGGAGTTGTTATGGTCCGTCACCATGTCCCACTCGACTTCCGGCCCGCCGAAGGTGCCGGAGCGGGACTTCTTCATCAGCCGCTTGGCCGCCGGGAAGTCCTGAAGCGTGGACATGAGGTCGGTGGCTTTGTCCGGGCCAAACTCATTGAGAGTGGTCCGAATAACATCGCCGATGTTCTGAAGTTGGAGGCCCATGCCAATTCCCCTTCCTTGAGTTTCCCGCTACCGGATCAGTCCGGCAGCCCTGCAAGTTCGTCATCGCCGTCTGCGTCGATCACGGGACCATTCCACAGACCGGCTTCACGCAATGCCGCGCCAAGGCGCTGAACTTCGCCCTTTCGGCCCGGCACCTTGTCGGTTTCGCGCTGCGTCGGAGCGGCCAGGGTGCCGTTCTTCCACTCGCCCTTCCGGGCCGCGAGGATTTCCTGAATGCTCTTGGCCTTCGGCGTCTCGTCCACCGCAGGGGCGGGCGGGGCGTCGTCGATCGCAAAGAGTTCCTTCGCCCGCATCTCCACGGCTTTCGCCAGCGGGACGCCGGGGATCGGGTTGGCCTTGAGGCTGTTGACCACGAGGACACGGCGGTTTCCGTGCGGATCGCCCTGCTTCATCCCGTGGATCGGGCCTTCGCCGAAGAGTTTCGTGTTCTTGACCGCAGCGAACCCGGCGTCGATCTGCTCGGCGGCGGACATCGCTTCCCGCTGGCCGTTTAGGGCCTTGAGTTCCTGAATGATTTTCAGGGCGTCCTGAAGCTGATTGTGCATCGACTTCATCGGGGCGATGAGGTCGTCGCCGTACTCCTTGACCAGATTCTCGAACGGATCGACTTCCGGTTCCTTCGGAGCGGCGGGCTGAGGCTGGGCCTGCGGCTGATTCTTCGAGGCGCGGATGGTGCCGCGAATCCAGCCGGACAGTTCCTCTTCGCTGACCTGAGCCATCTCCGCGTCGGTCAGACCGAACTCGCGGCCCAGCGACAGCAGAGACGGCGAATGCTTGGGAGCCTGCGGTGCAGGGGTTTGTTCGGTCGGCTTTTCGGCTTCCGGCGAAGCGGATTCAGCCGGAGCTTCTGTTTCGTTCGCGGCCTGTGCGGCCTGCGGATTGTCGAGCCGCTTGGCAAACTCTTTGGC